GTGCATGTGCATGTGCAAGAGATGTGGCGTCTTCTTCATGAGGTTCCATTTGCATTTCTTCTAAATTATCAGACAGTTCAAGTGTAATCACTTTTGTTTGGGGTTGGTTGTCTTGGGTTGATTCGATTTCGAATGATATGTCTTCAAGGTTCTCGTCTTCGAAATTTTCAGACTCATTCAATACCTCAATCGCATCGGATTCTAATGGTGGCAATTCCTCATTATCTGACACAATAATTTTTATAAACGATTGGTCATATCCATTGACTACACTGTAGGGTGAAGTATAGTTTTCAGGCATAGATGGAGCGATTTCTTCTGAATTTTCACTTACATTGTCATCTTCGTCTACATCGCCGTCGTCCTCGCTGTTGCTGTCGGCTGCGGCAGCAGTTGCATCATTGGCAAATGGTTGTTGTCTCATACACATAAAAGGTGCTCCGGCAGAAAGAGTGGCTCCGCATAAACTCATGGCAAGGTCCTTTTTTATACCTTTTAGTTCTCCAACCATATTGTGCATAATACCAAACATTGTATCATATTTGTTTTCTACATTTGTTAAACGCGCCTTAAAATGATATACTAACATAATAATCAAAACAAACGTTATGGCTAAACTTATAAAAAAGAACGTTTCGAGTATATTGAAAAACCCCATTTATTATACATTTACAAAAAGAATCGAAATCTTGAACGAAAGAAAGACCAGCGCCACCCGGATGCCTTGATTTTATCTTCGANGATATATATACGTATATTATAGTCATGGAACAACCATTGCAAGCACCTCAACCCAATATAATAAGTTCTCCTTCTGATGCTTCCCCTACAAAAAATATTATCATTACTGTATTGGTGGTTGTTCTCGTTTTATCACTTTTAGGAATAAATGTGTTTATTATTCTTGGCAATGTAATACAAAAATTAATCGACATATTTAACCCTTTAGTTTCGAAAACATTATCGGATTTAGGATACACCTCCGGCACTCTTCTCGGACAATCTGCTGATATATCTGCGGATGCCTTAAAAACAGGTATTGATATTTTAAATGATACGGTTCAATCGGTTGAAGATTTATTATTAAAAGCCAGTGGAAAAGATGTTAATTTAGATAAATCCATTAATCAACCTCCACTGGTTGCACCTTTAACACCTGAACCCAACTCTACTACCAACCCAATTCAAACACCTGCTTCTAAACAAAACTGGTGTCTCGTAGGAGAATACAAGGGGACTCGTGGATGCATTGCCGTTTCTGAACAAGACAAATGTTTGTCTGGTCAAGTATTTCCTAACCAACAAATGTGTTTGAATCCAACTTTTTCGAAAACATAAGAGAACCGAAAGAGAACAGAACAATCAAACACATCAAACAATATAGAAAATAATAAACTAAATAATAAATAATCAGACTACTTATTTATTATGACCATATCCAAAACCATTTATGTATTTCAATTGGAAAAATCGCGATATTTTCTCTATTCCGGAGAATCAGACAAAACCGATGCAGAAACCATGTTGTCCGCTGAAATTCAGTATGACTTTCTACAAAAATATCGTCCTATAAAAGTGNTGAAAAGAATAAAATCAACCGGAATGTTTGATTTAGATAACCATGTCAAACAGTATATGGTTATGGTTGGATACCAAAACGTTCGCGGTGGTTCCTATATTGAAGAGGAACTCTCTCCACAACAAGAAGGACTGCTAATGAAAGAATTAAATACAGCATCGAATTATCCCAACGCACATGCTCTATTAATCAAAGAACTCATTCGTAATTATGCGGCGATTACCATGTCAAAAAAAGACATTTTGTTGGAAAAAAAACGAGTAGAAACGAATTACTCACGCTATAAAAAAGAAAAAACAGAGTTTGATAACATCCAAAAAGTGGACCCAGAAGGATTTTTGAAAGATTTGGTCTGGCTGAAAAAAACGGCATTCACCAATATTGAATATTGTGAGAACAAGGAACTCAAAACCTATTTATTTTCGATTATCAATAAAGAACAACGTGCCCGATACCTACAAATCATTGAAAAAATAAAACAAATATATCAATTNTTCTGTTGTCTTACAAAAAAATCTATGTCGGAATATCCCGCCTACATAAAACATCCAGAATTTTTGTTGGACGATTTCTTTTACCACTGGCGAAATGTTTCTTCTTGCACGTCCATCGAACATCTCGAGAACTTCTGCAATGTTTATGAATATATTACAAACACCATTATTAATCGTATGGATGAATACCAATTCGACATAAATACCTGGGAAAATGATATTGAATGGAAAACACCGCGAATATTATACCTGTTGGATAAATGCCTTACTGGAACACATCAAGTTTTGTAGTGATTGTTNGCACGACTACACNGCATTCGGAATACCNCTAATNGACAATGATGGAAAAGAAGACACCGGAATGACGGTTGCACCTTGAACCGTGCAATTTGTACGCACCAGTGGATACACTTGGTTCAAAGAAACATCAAAATAAGAGGTTATTGTGGGTGGGTCACAATAACTTGCATAATTATTCGACGGATATAATAACTGGTAATTCACCGTTGCCTGAATATCGTAAATATATCCACGTTGTGTCGGCAATTGTATATTATTTATCTGTAGGACACCTAAATAGACATTCGCGGAAAAGGTTCTCGACATATTTGTCACATTGACCCCCATATTAATAGGAACACCTGTTTTTCCATGTTCATAAATTACTACGGGGACAGGAGACAATGTGACATTGGTATAACTGTATTTTACATTGATGGAAATACTATTGATGGATATCTGAATGGCACTTACATCGGAATACGTTTGCATAACATTGTTTTGTAATTGTCCAGTAATACGTAGAGAAATAGGGGTTTGAATAGAAAATGTGTAACTTGGGGTGTCTGTATATACTACATAAATGGTAGTAAACGTAGAATAATTTGCAGTAGCACTATTATATAGATTTGCCACATTGGAATATCCGATGTAATTCCAATAAAATGGATAAGGATTGGTTGCCTGGTTTTGAATCCCATATGCATCCGCTGCATTTGTTCCATAATTATACAAGGGGACATTATCATCTTCATACAGAAAAATGGTGGGACCGGGCACATCACACGAAGAAGACGGTGTTTGGGTTGGCGGACACGGTTTTAACACACCACTTGTGTCTAAATTTTGTTGTAAATATATTTGGGAATAGGACCGTCGTTGTATACTGCCATTCACAGCTTGCACATATCTACCGGTTTTTGTGAGACTATTTGTTTGCGTACTCATTCTGTTTGAATCATATTTCAGTATTTCGACTTTTCGGCGCATATCTAAATCTGGTTTGGTAAAAACGAGTCCAGTTAGTGGATTTCGTTTTATATACGGATTGGTTGCAAAGTTATCGTATCTTACAGGTGGTATATTCAATAACTGAAATCGTTGTTTTTGGTCAATCGAATTTAAATATGCAATATCATTACATACGTCGTTTTTAGTTGTAATCGACATTATTATACATAATATATATACTTCAAGTGCGATTGCATCGCACTACTAATTTATAATTTATCCTGTAATAGAATTGTCCTACAGAATAAATCTATGTTTTGTCTATTTCAAAAAACTATTATACCATGAGGTAGATATATTCGATGGCATGCTGGTTCCCAAATTCAATTGGTTGGCGTCTTTTAAATTGGGTCCTTTCTGAACAATCGAATTAATTTCAACCACAGATAATGCTTTGCTAAAGTATTGTAACTGTGATAAATATCCACTGAAACCCGTCGTTGGACATACAACCAAATCATAATAATTTTGTTTGGGAACATTCATTAAATTTTGACTCTTGACGACTGTTCCGTTGATATACACATCAATATAACTATTTCTACAACGAATGGCTAAATGGAAATAATTGTTGGTCGGTATATTGGGCACCACTATAATATTTGCAGGAAGAGCATTTATATCGATTGTATCAATGGTCTTAGTAGGAACTGCAGCGGTATTTACGGAATCCATCAAAATATACAGGATGTTTGACCCCTGACCGTGTTTTCCAAAATAAACACCGGGACCATTATTAATAGAACAAAATTCGGATGCAGATGGAGCACTACAATCACCCTTTACAAATACAGGACTGTATTTTGTATCTCCAATACTTCCAGCATAATATAACCAAACTGTCCATGTGAATTCTATACCACTGGCTTCGTTATTGGAACGTAATATTTGAGCTAAAGAATTTGTTGGATTTTGTGAGATTGTTTTTGACCGGTTTCCAGTAATTTGTCCATCAATTATAATTGGGTTTGGATTGGGCGATAAAAAGTATCCAATCAACCGTATGCTGATTACAAATAAAACAATAAATACAATCGCAACCATGATAAGAAATACGACCTTGGCAATTACTCCATTGGAATTCAAAAACCCTTCGTTTGTTGTATTTACTGCACTAGGTGATGTAAATTCTTCCATAGATTTATTGATGGCATTCGTAGTCATTGGAATGGTATCTTTATTGGTTGTGTTATCTGAATCACTCATATAAATATATATAATAAAATATATATTTATCTATCGAGTTTATCGTGAGATTCATCAGCAGATGTTCTCTCTAAAATATTTTGAATTTGTAATTATTTGAATTCTGTGAGATATTCACATCCATACTATATGCACCTAATGAACCATTTTCATATCCGTTTCCTTTTCTATAATTGTTATATACGTCTCCAGCACTCATTGGTTCATTCCATCTGGAAAGACCCGTAAGCATTACCGATGCCCCATTTGCACGAAGAACTCCGTTATCAGTAGTAGTTCCCTTACATCCAAAACTAAAAGTTGCACCGGACTCTATGTCTACTGGTATAGATTGTGGTATGAAGACCCCTGCATCTGATACTTGTGTAGCAGATATAAATTGCCCATTTAAATAACACTCGATGAATTTGGAAACAGACACCACTACATATACCCACTTTTGAATAGGAAACGTATCATTTTCAGGTGTCAATGGAACACTTTGAACTTTGTGTCCACCAGTCGCAGATCTCACTAAAACATCACAATACATTCTTGCATACACCGGGTCCATTCTTAAACTAAATAAACTGTTTTTACCTAGGTAGTTTTTATCACCATACATAAGGAATCGGTCAATCTGTTCATTGTAATTATGTACATATACCCATACACCCACTGTATAATTTGGACTGTATGGATCTTTAATAGTGCTGGGTTTAATGGATGCAACTGCTTGTGTTAAATCTACATTTTTGGCAACTGTTGGAACTGCGGTAAATACAGTATACATGTAGTAAGCCATTAAAACAATAATAATTGCTAAAATTATAATCAACATATTCATTTTGTATATATGTTTGATATATAATTTACGTGATATATTTTTGTATCGGATGTGTAAATAATAGAAAATTGAATAAAAAAAGATGGATTATGAAAAGGATATATTCATAAATAATTATTGTATTGTATAATGAACCAATCCCAAGCAAACAACCTCAAACCTATGATGAAACCCAAAGGTCGCCCTGTTGGCAAGGACTTCAAGCTCATTGATTTTCAAACATTGGACTTTTCCCCCAATCGCGATGAGAATTCATCTGTTAGTAGCACAGACACGAAAAAACAGGTGAATCAATTTCATATTCAAATGTTTGGATTAAATGAAACGGGGGACACTTGTTCCATTACCATTACTGATTTCCATCCTTTCTTCTACATTCAAGTTGCGAATTCATGGGAACAGCATGATGCAGAGGAACTCTTGGAACACATCAAAGTAAAGGTCGGTTACTTTAAGACGTCCATCCTTTCTATCAAAATCGTGGATTATAACAAACTCTACGGATTCACTGGCGGCAAAAAATCCCGGTTCGCCATGATTCAATTCAAAAACATGGCTGCTTTTAACAAAACAAAAAATCTATGGTATGAATACAATTCGGAAACCAACAAACGAAACTCAAAACCCTTTATTTTTAAAAACACTAAATTACATCTATATGAAAGCAACATTCCGCCTCTCCTCCGTTACTTTCATATTCTAAACATCAGTCCATCTGGTTGGGTATTTGTCCATACCAATCACTGTGAGACGCCCGACGAAAAAACAACTACCTGCAAATATGAGTGGTTGTGTTCAAAAAAATACGTGAGACCTGCTGCAGACAAAGAAAATCTCGCACCCTACAAAATATGTAGTTTTGATATTGAAGCCAGTTCTTCTCATGGTGATTTTCCTCTTCCTAAAAAAACATACAAACGACTTTCCAGCAATATTGTCGATGTTTTTCAAAATCAATTAGTGGCAACCAATGGAAGCATAAAAACGAATCCCTCTCGTATTATGCAACTACTTACACGAATTATTATGACTGCATTTGGATTCGATTCGTTTGAAGACGTAGACACCATTTATCCGAAAAAATCTCCTACGAAAGAACAAGTGAAATCTCTGTTGGAAAATTTCTTCTCAGTGAAAATAGACCTTACTGCAAAAAATAGTGGCGGAGAAGACGAGGATACTACCATCGAAGAAATCTTTGAGAAACTCAAACAGAACACTTATTCTGGTGGTGGTGCCGCCGAAGGCGATGCCGACGACGATTGCGAGGATGAAGACGGATGTGGAGCCGACGCTGACGACGTTGACGATTCAGATGACCAGCCGGTTGCTGCAGCTGCAAAAAAAGGACCCCCCAGTAAAATGGTTGCTAACAATAGTGACCGTAACACCGGTAAACCAGGCAATCACACAGTCATTGATATTTTATTAAGCGACGAAACCCGTGATACAAAAATACAACAAATCAACGTTGTTTTCAAACGCGCAGGATTTCCGAAAATAGAAGGTGACAAAGTAACTTTCATAGGTTCAACTTTCTTGAAATATGGTCAAACAGAACCTTATTTGAATCACTGTCTTGTGTTGGGTTCTTGTGATAATATCCCTGGAATAGAAGTGCAAACCGCACCCACTGAACAGGAACTTTTGACAAATTGGACCGAACTCATTCAACGCGAGAACCCAGATATCATCATCGGATACAATATCTTTGGTTTTGATTATGAATTCATGTATCAACGCGCCATTGAAAATGAGTGCTGTGTGCCCTTCTTGGAATTGTCTCGGAAAAAGGAAATGTGGGAAGGGAAAAATGAAGATGACCCACCAAGCTTGGACAGCACAACCATTCAGATTGCAAGCGGCGAATACGATTTGAGATATCCGAAAATGGTCGGACGCCTACAGATTGATATGTATACCTATTTCCGTCGTGATTTCAATTTGTCTTCATACAAACTGGATGATGTGGCTGGTGAATTCATTTGTGATAAAATTTTGAAAACGGTAGTGGTCGAGGACCACGGTAGTGGCGGCAGCAGCGGCAGCAGCGGCAGCGGCAGTGGCGAGGTCACACAGTTATATAGTAAAAATCTCGCGGGGCTCAATGTGGGCGATTTCATACACATCAAAATCAACGGGTTCTCTTCAGATTATTACAACAACGGTCAAAAATTCCCTGTATTGAAAATCGATTACAATGTATCTGTAATTGAAACCAACAAAAGCGGCGTGGAAACTACAAACACCTATAATATTATCAGTATCCAAGGAAATCATATGTTTGATAAATCCGCAAATATTGAATGGGCAATGTCCAAAGATGATGTCACCCCACAGGATATATTCCGATTATCCAATGGAACTTCCTCCGACCGAGCTATTGTCGCGAAATACTGTATTCAAGATTGTAACCTGGTTCATCATCTGATGAGCAAAATCGATGTGATTACAGGATATATTGAAATGTCTCGTATTTGTAGTGTTCCGATTAGTTTCCTCATCTTCCGTGGTCAGGGAATCAAACTCACCAGTTATGTTGCCAAAAAATGCAGAGAGAAAAACACATTGATGCCTGATTTGGAAAAAACCTATAGCGAAGACGGTTATGAAGGTGCGATTGTATTGCCGCCGAAATGTTCCATGTATATTGACAACCCCGTTGCCTGTGTAGATTATTCTTCCCTTTATCCTTCCAGTATGATTTCGCAGAATTATTCACATGACAGCAAAGTATGGTCAAAAGAATACGACTTAAATGGACATCTNATAAAAGGAAGCGATACAGGTGAAAANGATGCCAAAGGAAATTATGTGTATGACAATTTGCCGGGATACGAATACATTAATATTGAGTTTGATACATACAAATATTTGCGTCCGGCTGGAAAACCAATGGCAAAAAAGGTGAAAACCAAGGTTGGTAAGAAAATCTGTCGTTGGGCTCAATTGCCCGGCGGACAAAAATCGATTATGCCCAGTATTTTGGAAGAACTCTTGAAAGCCCGTGCAGATACCAGGAAAAAAATCAAAACAGAACCGGATGCATTTATGCGAAATATATTGGACAAACGTCAGAACGGATACAAGGTAACTGCAAACTCTTTATATGGACAATGTGGTGCAAGAACATCCACGTTTTATGAACAAGATGTAGCTGCATCGACCACTGCAACTGGACGAACCATGATTACTTACGCGAAACGAATGATAGAAGAAGTCTATGGAGATATGGTGTATGATACTGCTGTGCATGGTCCTGTAAGATGCCGCGCCGAATATGTGTATGGGGACAGTGTTGCAAATTACACACCTGTAAAGGTCAGAATCAATAAAGGTGCTGCAGTTATATGTACCATCGATTCTCTTGCAGAAAAATACGGAGGGGGTAATTGGCGACCATGTCCGGAACCTGGTAAACAAACAAAAGAATTTTGCGAACTGAATGGTATTGAATCCTGGACAGAATCTGGTTGGACCCCTCTCTATCGTGTTATAAGACATGCATTACATCCTACAAAGAAAATGTTTCGTGTCATTACTGGATTAGGGTTGGTGGATGTAACGGATGACCACTCTTTACTCAATAAAGATGGACACGAAATTTCTCCCAAAAACTGTTCTGTTGGTTCTACTACACTTTTACATCATGGACTTCCTGCATCTAGAATTACAGAAAATTGTGTATGTGATAGATATATTTCCGACGACCATCTCTATTTGGCTTCCTTGGCGACTCTGATGATGAACTTTCGAATTAGTGAGGTAGAAGGAATGATATTTTTGGAAAAAGTTCCGGATGATTATTATACACAGAAAAATCCATATAAAATTCTGAGTATGGACGAAATCAAGGATTATAAAGGTGGATATGTGTATGACTTAACTACAGAAAACCATCATTTTGCAGCTGGAATTGGTAATCTAATCGTACACAACACGGATTCTGTATTCTTCACATTCAACCTAGAAAATCCGGAAACCGGTGAAAAAATACGCGGAAAACCCGCNTTGGAAATGACGATTGAAATNGCCCAGGATGTCGCCCATTTATGTACCAGTTTCTTGAAACCCCCGATGTCTCTGGCATATGAAAAAACACTCATGCCATTTATCTTGTTGTCAAAAAAGAGATATGTTGGAATGTTATATGAAGAAGACCCCAACAAGGGAAAACTAAAGTATATGGGTCTCGTCTTGAAACGACGTGATAACTGTGACTTGGTAAAAGACGTGTATGGAGGTGTCTTACAGAATCTAATGAACAATACCAATATTGAGCCTGCGATTCAGTTTTTAAACAAATGTCTGGAAGACCTCATCAAGGGAAATATCGGAATGGATAAGCTGGCGATTACCAAATCACTGCGAAGTGATTACAAGAACCCGCAACAAATAGCACACCGAGTATTGGCGGATAGAATCGGACAACGAGACCCCGGAAACAAGCCGAAACCAGGAGACCGAATCAAATATCTCTTTATTACCAACAAACAGGGAAAATTGCAGGGCGAAAAAATAGAGACTCCCGAGTTTATCACACAGAATAAATTACAGATTGATTATACTTATTATATTACGAATCAGTTGATGAAACCGTTATTACAACTGTTTGGATTGGCGATTGAACAAATCTGGGAAATGCAAAACAAGAAGATTGCCATTAAAGCATTTCGCGGAGACATTCAGAAGATGTCTGAAGAATGTGAAGGAGATTTGGAACTGTTTATGAAGAAACGCGAAAAGTATACGTCCACGAAAGTAAAAACATTGTTGTTTGAAAAATTCTTGACAAAAATATATAACGAACAAAATAAAATACAGACCATACACGAGTGTTTCTTCAGAAAAAGATAAACGGTGGTCGTCGTCGTTCCAAAAAACAGGGGTATTTCGCAGAAAATTCAAGGGTATCCCCTTTGATTTTCCTATTAAAAAAATATATTTTTTTATCAACAGCATAATTAGGTGTAAGATTATTCTATTGAACAACCAGATTGTTACGATAAAATGGAAACTCTAGGAAAACTGGCGATGGGGGGTCCCCGAATTTTTTTTTTCAAGGAGNGGNCCAGAAAACAAAAAGTTTTTCACTACCATAGTATTTTTATAAAAATATCTGAATGAAATGTTTGAAAAAAAACGGCTCTCTCTCTCTAAAAATTTTGGGACATTTTGGGACACTTTTTTGGGACATTTTGGGACATTTTGGGACATTTTGGGACACTTTAGAAAAAAAAATAATATAAATATATAGTATACACTATTTTCAATGCCAACTATTAACTATTCCAAGACAGTTATTTATAAATTGCAGTGCCGAAATTCCGACGTAACCTACGTATTTATTGACTCAACCACCAAACCAAGACAAAAAAAAATGTATCATATTAAAAATTCTGAAAACCATAAACAGTGCGAACCCTATATGACTATCAATAAACATGGGGGGTGGGAAAATTGGGACATGATAATTCTTGAAAAATTCAAGTGTTTAAGTAAAGACGACACCAAAATGCGTGTGGCTCAATGGAAAACGCCTTCAGAAAAAAAACTTTTCGAGGATTCCCTCCCAAAACCCTCAATTTCACTCCCGACTCCCTCAATTTCACTCCCAAATTCTGAAAATTCTGAAAATGGACCCTCAATTTCACTCCCAAACGTCCCAAAATTACTAACCAACGAGTATTTCCCAGAAGTTGAACAAAACCCGCTGCAATGTAGGTATTGTGAGAAAATTTTCACGAGAAAAGACAATCTGCGCCGGCATCAAAACAACGTGTGTTCTCGTGAAGATGCATATCGTAAGCTGGAACTCGAGAACAAAGAACTGAAATTTCAAAATCAACAATTACAGATACATACCCAGTTGGTTACCAATGGTATACAACCAGCAAATGCCAATAATATGCCTATGAATATGAGCACACACAATACATTAAATGCCACTACTATACACAATACAATGAATGGAAATATAACCAACACAATAAATTCCACCACGAATAATTTAAATGTAAATATCATGTCATTTGGTAAGGAAGATTTCAGTAAGGTGTATGATACAAAGAAGAAACGATTGGAAGTGTTGAAACATAAACATTCTGCTCTGTTATATCGTGTTCGAAATGGTCGCTGTAATAAGGATTATCCGGAATTAAGAAACGTGGTGATTAAAAATCTCAGGAGCGATGTTGCCCATGTATATAAAAACGACATTGACCCACATAATTTTGTAGTCATGTCTCTCAAAGAAGTGGTTGATTTCATTATGACCAATGATTATAGTGAAATTGAATCTGACTTTGATAAAATTGGACATGAGCTGGATGCAAAAACACGAGAACGTATCGGGGAATTTATTCGGCAAATGAATGAAGACCCAGATAAATCGAAGAGACAGAAACAACTCATCAAATATATGATTTATAATTTGAATAAAGATATTGATACAAAGTTGAATGGAACATAAAATTATACTTTTTTATTCAGGATGTTCTCATGAATAAAAAATCAAAACCTAAAAACCAAAAAATCAAATCATTTTATAAAATTAAAAACATTATTTTCTCTGGTGTAATTCGGCTCTTTAATTGGCGACTTTTTATGTTTTTTTGTTCTTCTATTTTGTGGAGATATATTCATTTGAATCGTTTTCTCTATACTTCGAATTGGACTTAGACTTGGACTTCTATTTCGTTTTTTTCTAGTAACAGAATTAGGAGACTTTATTAATTTTATACCTTTAGTTTTAGGTTTAGATTCAGATTCAGATTCAGATTCAGATTCAGATTCAGATTCAGATTCAGATTCAGATTCAATTTCTAAATGTTCATTGAATATATTATAATATTGTGCTTCTAATTCCTCTATAGATGGTCCATATTTATTATTTGTAAGAATATTTTCTATGATGTATTCAGTGCTATTTTCATCAATTATATTATCATCATAACCATCCAATGGTAAATCCAATATATCTTCATCTGTTAATATATTATCTACAATTTCTTCTGTATTTTTATTTATGATTCGACCTGTAATTTTTCGTTTTGTATTTCTTGTATTAATTCCCCCGGTTGTTCTACTAATCGTTTCATTATTAAAAATCCGTTTATATCTTTCATTTCGTTCCGATTTTTGTGTTTGAATTAATTGCATTTTTCGTATTAAGTCTTCTTTTTCCAATTGTTTTGCTAATTCGCGTTTTTCTTTAATTTTTTCATAATCGTTTTTTCGTCGAAATTTAAGTTGATTTCCATCATTATTGATTAATATATTCATAAAGACTTTATCGTCCAATGCAGATAATAACTTGTACTTTGTAAGTAAATAGTACTGTGAAATATCGTCAAATTGTTCCACATTTTTATTAATTTCATCTACTATTGGCTGTATTCTTCTGTTCACATTGATATCCTGTTTATTATTCATATTATTACGACGATTCACAGTTGGACAGTCGTGTTTGGTTGACTTTCCAATTTCAGTCAATACAGACTGAATCATGGGTTGATTTACGATATATTTACATTCACTTCGTTTTGCAATTCCATAGGATACAAAATCTTTGTTCGATTTTACTCGATTACAACAACTGTGAGACCAATCATATTCATTTNTCAATAAATCCAGTTCANGCTGTGAATAATTATACGAACTGGTTTTTTCTTTGACCAGCCACCAATGCGACAATGCGCTGATAATGGGCAAGATATGTTCACATTCCATAGTAGATATTCCTTCAGCACTATAAATTTTTCTCCCACATAAATAACATGTTGTATTACCCATCGCTTGTAAATCCGCTATGTTTTGTCCAGAAGGAAGTCTCAATGCTTTTCTACATTGTGTTTGATTATCGATTTTACTCAATTTGTCGTCTCGCCAATTGTCGTATTTAATATTGAATAAATCATTCAGAAATTTCGTATAACTTGATTTTCCTGCTTTGTTTTGTTTATCATCGTCGTCACGTGTGGGCATACTTTCCAAAAAATGTTTTATAAAATGGTCGCTTGTAAAATATTGCAATCTATTTTTCAATATTTTTTTTTTGCTTGTATCGCCTAGACGTTTCTTTTCATAGGTTTTGATTTTATTGAGAATGAGCTGTTGTAAACAAATCGCACCGCAATATTCAGGTTTTGTTTTTTTCTCTATTTCGTCGTTTTTGATTCCTTTATTTTTCAATATTTTTTCCATATCTTTTTTTTTATTTACTATAAATGTCTTAAATCCTTGAATCGTCGGGTTATTAACACCTAATTCTTTGAAAAGAGAAGATTTGGATAAACTAATAAATCCTTCTGAATTCATTGACTATTGTTATATATATAATAAATATAATAAAAGTGATTTGTCGTGTTTATTATACACAATTTTTGTAAAATGGGTTGCAACTAGTATATTATTTCTTGATAATATTTGATAATTTTATATATAAATTTGTATATAAAATTAGTTCTTTATTTCTTATTGTGTTGATTTAATTTATATTTTCGTTTCTTTCTTTTGGTTCTTTTTTGCTGTTCGCAGAATTTGTTTTTCTAGATTTCGGTTTGATAAAAGTATTTATTTTTGCTTTTTCTCGAGGATGTTCTCATGAATAAAAAATCAAAACCCAAAACCAAATCATTTTATCATCAGTATATTGAACTGTTGCGTGAATCCATTGAGTTTAACCAGATAGGAACGCGAAGGAACATATTCTACAATTCCAGAATGAGAGACGGTTTTCATATCCATATAGGAATTGTGTTGTGTAAGAAAGTCATTGATACGTATATCTTCAGAAGAAAGAGAAAGAGAATGTTCAGATGATATCCTACATACAGATAATTCCGGATACACCGGTTCTCGGCGAATTGGGTTGATTGGGTGATTTGATATGGCAAAATATTGTAAAAATAATTGAACAAAGTATTCATTTTGTAAGGACCATATACCGCCGCCCAATTCAATACTGGTTTGTATCTGATTTGTATTTATGAAATAATGTTCTAACATATTAATGAAATCATTCAATTCATTAAAAAAGGGGTATCTATACTTAGATATTTCTTGTGGTTTTGATAACGTTTTATCGAGAACAACAGATGATACATAATGTGTGTGAATTGCTTTCATGCGTTCATCTTCTAATAAATAATCCATGAATCCATTCAATATGTCGGATAATTCTCTCGGTATGGATAAAGATTCCTTTTTCAGAAACCCCATTTTCACTAGGGCAAAGGATTCGTTCTCATTATTGGAAAATCGAAAGGGTTGTATTCCGATTGTGGGAAACCATGTTCCTGCAAGTTTTTCATATCCTTTGTTTGACCTTCCAGTGCTCTGAAAGAAAGCAATATTGGGTGTTATCCATGGTTGTCTTGCTTTTA